TTCTACTGATGGCCACAAAACTAGCAGATAAAGTCCACGATATTTTTCCCTTTTCTAGCAAAGAAGAAAAAACAGTCTTTTTTGAACTAATGCTTTTAGATTTGTCGCTTTTAGCTTCTCAAGACGGATGTGTAGCGGCAGGGAATGCGCTAAAGACAATTGAAACTTTACTATCTAAGTTAGATTAGTTTAAAATTAGCTATCAGTTATCAACTAAAAATCAAAACAATTAGGAGTAAAACAATGACAAAGCCACTAATATTAAATGAGCCAGCCTCTTTTCAGCTTCAAGAAATGATCGAAAAATTATTAGAGCTAAAAGATGCTAATGGCTTCAATAAAGAGGGAAAAGCGATTCTCTATGAACAAATGCTCGATAAATTAGTGTCTTTAGACTGTGTAGAAGCAAGATGCGCATTAGAAACGATTAAAGTTTTATTAATTGAGATAGGGCGCATTACATTTGATATACAAATTCTTAGTTATCAGTTATCATATGTAAGTAATCAATAATTAGTTAAAAAATCAAAACAATTAGGAGTATTATGTCTTTTTTCGTCTCTTCAGATTGTCCTGCTCGTGAAACAGAGTGGCCTTGTCCTGACCCTGTACAACTGAGTCCAGAAAAAATAGAACAAGAAAAAAAACAGGCAGAAAAAAAGATTTTTAGAAGTGTTCATTCAAAAAGAATACTTGGGAGTCTAGAAAAAATTGAAATAGTTTACGGATATACAGTTTATGTATTTTCTGATGGCAGCCGATGGAACTTAAAGGATTATTATAGACATTTAGAAAGTATTCCCCTTTACGGTCCGTACTTAAGTGACTATGGAATTAACCGAAAAGATAAAGAAGGATTTACTCCAGTTAGAACATATCAAGCAACAAATGATATGTTTCAATAAATCTCAAAGAAAGAACAGAGGGTTAACCCTCTGTTCTTTCTTGTTATGCTCCGATCAGTTTCTCCTGTAAATATTGGTAAACCTCTTTCTGTAAATCTTTTGGGGCGGAACACAGAAAAGCTTTCACATCTTCTAGATCGATCTCTTTAATCATCTTCTGTAACTCATCTAGCCTTGAGTAAAGAGACTCAACTTCTTCAATTACAAGCTTTGCTTTAACTTGAGTATCAGCTTCCTGAAAAAGTTCGGGAACTAAATTAGGATTTTTAACACAATCCTTTTTTTGATTGATTGGATCTTTTAGAAAATCCTGAATTGTTGGCCAGTCGCCATTAAGATAATTCACAAAAGAATCTGTATCAAGACCAAATACAGCAGCTAGTAATCGCATATTCCCTAGATCAGGGCAACTAGCGATATTTTTTAGCTCCCAGTTTTGAACCGCTCCCCCAGAAAATTCTGTGCCAGGTAATCCCAATCGCCGGCCTTCTTTTAGTATCCACTCAGTAAATTCGGCTTGGGTCATGCCTAGCCCCATCCTTTTTGCCTTAATAGTATCGGACATTTTGCTTATCCCTTTTTCTGTCAAAGCCGAGGCTTTTACTCGTTTGCGGGGCGTTCCGTCGCTATTGAATCGTGGTGTAGCCATAAAAGTGTATTTTGATAAGATACCCTTATCTTACACTACCTTGCAAAAAACTTACAAAAAACTTACAAGCAATCTCGACTTTTATGATACAATATAGAAAATTCTGTAAATTAAGCCATGTCTGCCAATCAAGATGCTCCAATAAAAGTTGTGTCAATCCGGGTTAAAAAAGAGCTATGGGCTGAGATGTGTCAAAGGTCAGAAGCTTTAGGCTTAAAAACCCAAAAGGCAATTGAAATTGCACTAAAGTCCTACCTTTCTATCCCCATTGATGCCGAACTCAGTGCCAGAAAAGAGGGCGAAAATGCCTTTTACAACTCTTTGCATAAATCTAAAACCTAAGCGTAGCAAGGATTTACAGGTGTAGTGTAAGTGTAGTATTTACCGATCAAGAAAATTCTGCTAGGATAGTAAATACCTTGATTTGTTCTAATCCACCTTATCCCCCCAACAAAAAACCCGCTCGGAGGCGGGTCGTGTAAACAACACACTTTTCTTTTATTTCAATAACATTTATGGTAACACAATCCTCGAACCGTGTCAAGATCGATAAAAACAATCCTTGCCCCCACTGTGGTAAGCCTGATTGGTGCTATATGTACACATCTGAAGACGGCAATTTACTCTCGGTCTGCAACCGAGATCACGAACCTGCACCGGGATGGGAAAAATCTTCTAAATTAGATGGTCAGGGCAAGCCAATCTACTATTTTAAGAAAGAAGTCAAGTTTTCCGACTACAAAACAGAAAAAACTCAATACTTCGTTTATCCTCCTCTTGCCAACGGATTGAAAATCCGTGTGTACCGGAAAGACTATCAAGAAGATGGTATTTGGAAAAAGGATATTAAACAGCAGCACTCTACAGACAATGGCAAAAACTGGAAGTGGGGCATAGATGATATTGAGTACAAAGATATACCTCTTTATCGTCAAGACCGCCTAGAAAAGGCTATTAAAGAAGGGACTCAGATATTTGTAGTAGAAGGCGAGACTAAGGTAGAGAAACTAGAATCTCTAGGATTAGTTGCCACTTGTAATATAGGCGGATCAAAAAAATGGCAACCGTCCCACACAGAAGCTTTAAAGGGAGCAAATCTGATTTTATGCCCTGATCGCGACAAAGGGGGAGTGGCTCACTGCCAGAAAATTTATCAAGATTTCCCCGATGCAAAATGGCTTTATGCCTATCCAGATTCCCCTTTGTGGAATCATTTACCAGATTCTCAAGGGGTAGATATTCTTAATTGGATTGAAGAAAAGAAGGTAACTCTCGATACATTGTTAACTTCGATAGTTGATAAACCAAAAGAAATAAAAGAGAGCAAAGAAAAAGAAGTCACAGTAACAGAAACGATGACTTTTCAAGACCTAATAACAGCTATTGACGGCTGTATTGGACAGGAAGAAATCACCCGAACTCAGTGGCAAGAAAAAGTCGATCTGTGGGCAAAAGCCACTGGTAGGAAACCATCAGACATACGACATTTAATTGAAATCCGTAAAACAGAAATAGCAGAAGGGGATGCTATCAAATCAGGATTAGAAGGGTTCCTGAAAGGTAAGCATTATCAGCAGAAAGAGATTGATCTTTTTGAGATACTTCCGAAACCTTTAGCCGAAGCGATTATAAGCCGTGCCAAGACATTAAATCAACCCCCAATCAGATTACTGCATTCTTTATGGCCAATACTAGGAGCTATTTTAGGAAGTCGGTTTGCAATTAACCTCCGAACTACTGTAAGAGAAAGGGAATGCTGGAAGGAATACCCGATATTCTATTGTGCAGATTTAGGCGGGGTTTCTACTGGAAAAACCCTCACTCAAAACGAAGTTTGTCGGGTTTTGAAAAGAAAAGATTTAGCCGAGCAGAAAAGAGTTACTAAGGAACAATCCACCCTAGACGATCTAAAAGCTGCGTGGCAAGAGATGTCAGCATCAGATCGCAAGGCAAACAAAGCAAACGCTGAAATCAACCCTCGTCTTTATGAGAAAGAACATTGTCAGGCACGTCGGTGGTTTTACGACGAAGGCACTCTTGATGGCATCCTAAAAACGATGTCCTCGCAACCTTCTTGGCAAGGTGGGGTAGTCGTCTATGACGAATTATCGGGATTTTTTGAGGGATTAAATCAGTACCGATCAGGTGGTAAAGGGAATGATCGGCAACGAGATTTAAGCAACTGGAATGGCCCTATTCGAAATACTTTTGACCGTGTAAACAAAGACAATCGATACTATTTAGATGGGCAAACACTTAATAAATTAGGTGGGATACAAGTCGAGAAGCTCAGGAAATATCTTGATTTATCTAATGATGTCGATGGGGCAGTTTCTCGGTATCTTTTCTTGCTACACGAACCCCTTGATCCTCGTCCTGGTAAGCCGCCAGAAGACCCTAATTCTATCGATGAGTGTATCGAAAATATTATCAATCAAATCAGTGGAATTAGCCTAGAAGCTGATGAAAATGGGATTATCGATCCTTATAATTGCTGGTTTAGCGAAATCGGAGAAAGTTATGCCTGGGGTATCAAGTACCATTACGAGATACTTATTAAGAAGTATCGAGCGATTAATCCATCGTTTGCTTCCTATCTAGGAAAGCAAATGAAGACCTTTTTAAGGCTTACATTAAGCATCCATCTTCTCAATTGGATATTTGATCCAGATAATACTAATCTTTACAGTATTCCTGTACAAACAGCCATTAAAGCTGCTAAGATGACCGACTTCTATATCAGTCAATTCTTGACAATTCAAGGAGTTACATCTCACGACGAGAATCCAGTACAGGGAATTTTATCCGAAATCTGGGAGATCGTTAAAAGCGCAGGACAAATCAAGCCCCGGGACGTTGCCCAAAAATTCGGCGGGCGTAAAATTAATGGGGAAAAAGTAAATACATCTATCGCCCGTACCCTACTTACTCAGCTAGAGCAAGCTGGCTATGGACGACTAGAGGTCAAATCAAGGGGTATGATACTGCACTATCAAGAGCCAAAAGAATTAGAAACTTTTGAGATAGAAGATTCTCTGGAATATCAATCAGAGATAAAAGAAGAAATTGTTCAAGTTGCCAGTCCCACTTTCACACACCCAAAAAATGAATCGATCTCTAATTCTGACATAGTAGAAGTTGAATCGGAGCCAGTAATCGATGAGTTATCGGCTGATGGTGTACACATTGAGAGCCTTCCTGATCTTAAGAAAGAAAGGGTGCTAGTGCGGACGGCTGCACCTATAGAGATAGGGGAGCGAATTATCCCACCGAGAGCAGTCGGAAAAGTTACAGAAGTAACTTTTGATAATCAATGGCTTTTGAGGGTAGAAACTGTTTTAAATGGGTCTGTAATTACTTTTACAATTCCATTTTCTGATTGCTATTTGCAGGATATAAGCACCTGATAGGATTGACAATTTTAGGAGTCCCTGATAGGATTGAAGTGCTAGAGTAGCTTGGTAGCTAAAGGCTGAAACGGAGCCTTCAACCGAAAAGGGACTTAATGCAAAAAATAAAGTTATTTTTTGTTTCAAAACTGAAATTTGCGAATCCACCGAACTTGGCAAAGATTGAGTGAGGGAAGGGCGTTTCGTCAGGAGTAGATTTAATTAAGTTTTGCGGGTTCGATTCCCGTCTGGGGACTATGATCGGACAATATATTCCTTCCCGATACCCTAAAAAGATTTATCGTGTTAATTCCTATGGTCAAATTTTCCCTCGGTGTAAACCATTGGGGATTATTAAGACTGCCATAGGAATCTACTATCACTTTGAATCAATTGATCGCCTCACAAAAGGAGAACATTTTTACTGTTTTAGAAAAGAAGATTTTCAAGAAATCTCTTGACAATTCTAGCAGAATGATATAAGATTTAAGTAATCAATTAAGGGGGAATCATGAAGCTTATTGCAAATATGAGCACTGCTAAAATTAGTTATTACGCTAATTTTTATGCTGGACAATATCGAAGTTCTAAAAAAGAATCTGGAGAAAATATACAAATAAAACGTGACGTTTTATACTCTAAAATTCGGGAGTACAACAAAGTTTTAGAACAGCGTGGACTTGAAAAAGTAAAGGTGTAAGTGTAAAATGACAACAAACTCAAAAAAGCGACTATATTGTGTAATTTTTTGGCTAACGATTTTGGCTTATTTAGTAATTATATCGGCTTTATCATTAGATGCGAACGAAGCCTATAAAGACTACAAAGTTAATTTGAGCCTATTGTACGGTATTGTTTAAAAAGTAAAGGTGTGATTATGGAAAAAAAAACTAAAAAAGCATGGGCTAAATTATCAAGTCAGGATGACATTGATAAGAACAAAGGACTTATCAGAGGGACAGATGAGCAAGAGTCTGCCAAAAGATTTAAAGCGCACCTAGAAAATTGTAGAAAACACTTAAAGGATTGGAGACAATGAGATACACGATCAGGACAATAGATAGAGAAAATAAGCCTTGCAAGATTAAAGCTTCTATGCACGAAAGCCGATTAATGGCTTATTTAGACGCTTTAAGCCGCAACGGTCATCATGGTATTGTAGTAGAGGAATCAGTAGGTATTTCTTAGTAAATTTACCCAACAGGAGTAACACATGAACACATGGCAAATAGCGGAAAAGTTATTTAATTTCTGTAAAGAAAAATACCCGGATTTAGACTGGAATTTTGATTTTACAGATAATGGCTACGAAATCATTCAATGCTTAACTTTTTCTAATGACAGCATAGAGATTAGATACGGTTTTTGTACGGGATTAGACAGACGACTTAAGTGTGTTCAGTGGCAAGATAACCAAATAGGAAGGTTTAAAATTTGGATAAATCCTCCTGCTGAGTTCTGTCATGATCGGTATGAAGACACTATAGTTTTTGAGAATCTTGCCTATTATAGACATGAGCTATGGAGTGCAGAAAATTGGAAATTAGTTAGTCAATACCGAAAAATAATGCTAGATATTTTCACTTTCATTCTTGATGAAGTTAAAAATATCTAGCATTACTAGACAGAATATCTGTCTAGTAATTTTACCCAACAGGAGTAACAAGTGGACATAAAACAAGTAACAGGGAAAATATTAGAATTCTGTCACAGAAGTTATCCAAATTTAAGATGGAATTACTCTTATAGTGATATTGATGGTTGTAAGGATATTCACTTTATTTTTGGTTCTTGCTCTTTGTTTAAACTAGAACTAGAAATTCGCTCAGAGGAAAAACAAGAGCGTTATTCTTACAAAAAAGAAGCTACTTACGATTATATACTAGGGTTGCTTCTAATATCTCAATCAGAAGAAAAATCTTTACTTCCCTGGTCAGGTAGTTTTCAAGTAAGTCTAAACCATAATAAGGATAGCGAGTTAGAGTTTATGATTGCAACCCATGACGAGTGGAATGATGATAGCTGGAGTGTAGTAAAACAAGCCAGAAAAATAGTGAGAGAAATCTTTAATTTTATTGAAGACGAAATCCAAGAATAGACAGGAGTAACAAGTGGACATAAAACAAGTAACAGAAAAAATATTCAATTTCTGTAAAGAAAAATACCCAGATTTAGACTGGAATTTTGACTCTGAAAATAATATAATTCAGTGTCCACTTTTTCCTGATGAATTAATAATAGAGGTTTTTCTGGATAGTCCGCTTAAGCGTATTTCATGCGAAGCATATCATGTAGGCACGTTTGAATTGTGGATAAACCCTGACGATAGCAATAACTATCCTTATGAGAATCAAATAGCATTTGATTATATTAGAAAGTCAAAATCTGATTATTTTGACAACAAATACAGAGAAACTCGAAAAGTAATGCTAGGCATTTTTAATTTCATTCTCGATGAGATTCAAGAGTAAATAGGAGTAACAAATGGACACATGGCAAATAGCTTGGAAAATATTCAAATTTTGCAGGGAACAACACCCAAATCTAAGATGGGACATCAAATCTGTAAGAAAAGACTCAACATATATTTATGGATCAGATTCTTTTATTGAATTAACATTAAGGGTTCACAAAGAATGTGAATTTGAATATATTTTAGGTTCTTCTAAAATATCACCTCCTATGCTCTGGCTAGGCACGTTTCACGTTTGGATAAATTTTGAAAAAAATAGTGACATAGATTTTACTCTTTATGAGACAGACAAAATATGGGACGAAAAAGATTGGCTATTATCCAAACAATCTCGAAAAATAATGTTAAATATTTTTAACTTTATTCTCGATGAAATCCAAGAGTAAAAACATTACTAAGAGTTAAAATAATGGCGACAAACAAAGAGTTAGGACTTCCGCCTAAAGGAACGTATCCAGCTAAGGTAATTGAAGTTATCGATAATTTTAAAGTAGTAATAAACCGTGGTAAATTAAATTGTATCCGAATAGATACTTCTCATCTAGTTTATTCGATTACAAACAAGCCAATATACGACCCGATAACTAGCGACTTCATTGGTCATCGTATTCTTTATAAAGGGTCAGGAATGATTATTTCTGTTGAAGAAAATACCTCTATTATTCAAGCTTGCAATAATTCTCGATACGACTGCAAGGAATTTGTCAATGTTTGTGTCGGCGATTTAGTTATTTGTATTTGAGGTAATAACAATGGAACTATTAAAAAAAGCGTCACTTAAAGAAATCTCTGATTTCTTTAAAAAAACTTTTGAGCAGATGAGTATCTCCGGATACGATACAGTGGACATCTCAGAGTGGGATACAGTCGCAGACGACAAATGTATTCGTTTAATAGGAACTTTGGTAATTAAAGAAGATTGTTTTTACAAAACTTATGGTAAGTTAATAAAATGCAAAAAGTATGAAGTTTTGATTGAATGTCGAGAAAATTCGACTGAATATCAATTGATAAACAAATGCTTTGAAAAAATCACAATAGAAGGTACGTTAGGCGGGTCTTTGGTTGTCCTGCATTGGAACTACAGTCTTGACAGAAACAATGAAACCTCAAGATATAATCTTTATCCAAGCGGAAACAAAGAAGAGTTCGATATTTTGATTCCAGAAGCAACAAAAATAATGGAAACTATTTTAGGTTTTATCAAAACAATTAAAGCTGAGGATTAACGCTAATGAACAAAACAGAAGCATTAAAACAAATTGAGGTTTTTTGTAGAGAAACTTTTAGTCAGTCTAATTACTCAGAATGGCAAATAAAGACGGAAGACGGATTTTCCTATCTACAGGGAACACTGGAAATTTTTTGTCAAAGTCTAACTCAATGTCAATACGGGGTATGGATTGAATATCAAAATAAATATTCTAAAAAATTAATAGTTACAGTAGAAGCTTGTTTAGCTTTAGAGTATAATTCTGTACCTTATCTTAGTTGGGTTGAAATAAAATCAAACAGGAAAAAAATACAGGGAGATGGTAAACATTTGTATATTTTACTACCAGAAACAAAAAAAATAATAAAACCTATCTTAGACTTTATCGAAAATGAAATACAAATCAAAATAGATTTGTCTAAAAAGGTTGAAAAAGGTAGTTGCTTACAATTGACTATGGATTTTATTAAAACCAAAATATAATCTGAAATAAAAACATGACACTAGCACTACAAGCACAAACACTTTTCGTACCGACTAAACCACAAATTCAATTAAGAGATGACCAAAAAGCTCTTAAAAGAGAACTGTATGACGCTCTAAAAATCTACAAAAGAGCCTTAGTCGTTGCCCCTTGCGGATGGGGAAAAACAGTATTTTTTTGTCAAATAATCTACGACGCTACTGTAAAAAGGCAGCGTCGGACTTTAATCGTAGTACCTTTTACGGTACTTATTGAGCAAACCCTAGAAACTTTGGGGAAATTTGGACTATCTGCTGGGGTAATTGCTGGTAACTACAAAGAAGATAGAAACCAATTAGTACAAATTGCAACGACTCAAACCTTATCTAGAGGACGAGATATTACTTGGTTTAATCCCGAAGTAATACTAGCCGATGAAGTTCATCTATCAGCTTACTGCCAATGGTTTAAAGATAGCTTTCCCAATCTTAAAAACGGTAAGCAAACAACCTCAATTAAAGACATTCGTGACGAATTAGCAGTATTAGGTATCGCTGTAGAAAGAGAGGACATAGAACCTTACAAAATTACTTTTGAGGAAGCTAAAGAAAAATGCAAACACCTTAGTCTAGTTCACGCTGAGTCAAAAGAGATATTACAAGAAATAAACTCAGCATGGGAAGTAATTCGGAAACAACAGCACCTTTTTTCGGGGAAAACCCTACCAGTAGATAATCGTCTCGTAATTGGTCTAACAGCAACCCCGTGGCGGTTATCGAAACGTGAAGAGCTAGGAGATATATTTGAGGTTCAGGTAACTGGGCCTACTCCAAAAGAAATGATTGAACGGGGCGCGCTTGTCGGTTGTGTTTACTTCGGAACTAAAAATAAAATTAATACTAAAGGAGTAAAAATTAATGGCGGTGATTTTGATGCTAGTCAGTTAGAGATTCGTTGTCTTGAGGCGGTAAAATCAACAGTTTCCGAGTATCGCAGGCTCGGTCAAGGGAGACAATTTGTTTGTTTTGCTGCGGGTGTAGAACACGCTAAAAGCCTCTGTACAGAATTTAACGAGAGGGGTGTTCCCACGGCCATTATCACAGCCGAAACACCAGAACAGGAAAGAAGAGAAATATTTAGAAAAGTAGCTGAATTAAGATTGCGGGGGATTGTAAATATTAATACTTGCGGGATAGGATTTAACTTACCCGCAATTTCTTGTATAATTCACGCTAGACCAACTAAGAGCAGAACTCTTTATATTCAGATGACTGGTCGGGGACAACGGCTCTGTAGCTGGTTAGACAAGATTGATTGTCTGGTATTAGATCAAGCGGGGAACGTAACCGAGCATGGATTTATTGAAGATGTAGATTATCCTAATCTCTCTACATCTTCCGATACTCAAAAAGGACAGGCTCCGACTAAAGAGTGCGAAAATTGCAATAAAATAACCTACGCTTCCGCTCGTATTTGTCCTCATTGTGGCTATGAATTTCCAACAAAAGAAAAAAAACAAATCGCCAACGAAAGACTAGAGATTATAATTCACGATAAAGATAGAGAATTATACTTAGCCTACAAGTACGCTCTCAGAGAAGCTTACAAAAAAGGTGAGCATATTGAAAGTGTCCGGGGATGGATGATCAAAACATTTAAAAATCCTAGACTAAGCAAAGACTGGATGCCCCCTAAATCTTGGAAGTTACACGCAATCTTCAAAAAAGACTATACTGTAAAAGACTTGAATAATTACGAGGCTTACTTGAAAAGTCTTTGTAAAATTGAAAACAATAACTGGGTAAAAGCTAAGATGGCAGAGGAATTTGGAGATGGCTGGGACAATATTCGGCTCTAATGGATTATTACTGGCATCTTCCCAGGAATATAAGGAACAAATAGCGAACGAGCTATTTAGACTTATTTCTATAGGCTCCGCGCCTATTCTTTCCCGTACCCTTGCCACACCCCCAATTCCTCAAAATATAGATAGCTACTATATTGTCCCCGCAGGAGCTACTGGGGCATGGGCGGGAAAAACTAATCAGATAGCTTATCCCGTAATTGGCTTGAATGGCTTGCCTACAGGAACTTGGAAATTCTGGCAGCCTTTTGTCGGACTAACAGTTTTTCTTGTTTCTGGAGAAGCAATATTTTTTAATGGCACAAACTGGGTACTTGTTTCTAGTTTTGATCAATACTCTGGGGATATAGAAGCTCCTACTGCTCAAATCTACCCTCTTGATTTCGCTTTATTAAAAGGGTATAATATCCTAAGTTTTAGTGCCGTAACTCAATCTGGTACAGCTACTATATCGGTTAAAATCAATGGAATAGATGTCCCTGAGTTAACCAATTTATCTATTACTTCTACTCGATTAACTATTCCCGTAACAATAGGGAATCTTCTTGATACAGGAAGCAGAGTAGAACTTGCTGTTTCTGCTGTTAATAGCCCGAAACATTTATTTTTTACTATAGGGAGAAAATATGTCTAGATGGTTGTTTTTTCCTTTTCTTAATCCTTTTATTCCTGACGGCGAATTTAAAAGTTGCCAACTAAGCAATGCTATTGTTAATAGTATGCGTCCTGTGGATCCCGTAAATGGTACTTTTCTTTATTGCTCTTTTGATATAATTAATTCAGGATTTGATAGAACACCATGACTAATTTAACTAATCAAGATAACGTTGGTAATTACTATTTTGGTTATAGAGCCAATAATTTGCCCTTTGACAATGCCCAAATAGCATTAAATGCACCAACTCTTGTGAATTGGATTAATGCTTGTTTTGGAGACACTTATGCCGTAGTAAGTTCCGGTACGAATAGTTTTAATCTTATACTGCCTCATCCTAACGAAGTTCTTACTCCACCCGCGACCGTTGCGCCGTACTGGCCAGATAGTAAACGCAGATTTACAGAGAGTGATATAAACGGCATAGCTTCAGGAAGCTCTAATAATCCGGTTTCCTATTTAATACCAGGCGGCGGACAAAGAAGTATTGATTTAAACTCTAATCCAAATTATGTCTATTACGCAGTATTAAATAATTTTTCTTTAAATATCTTTTATTGTCGATATAATTCATCTGGGTTAATTCCTGATGTGGCTAGTGTATTTACAAGCATAGGATTTTTAAAAAATCCTTTATATCCATCATCTAGTTTTGTCCGAAATGCCTATTATTATAGTTTAGGTTGTTCTGAGAATAACTGGACGAATGGTGGAGGCCACCCTGAAGTCTTGGGAGTTCAAGCCCCATCACTCAAATATTTAAGAGTTCCGAATGTGTCAACTCCTGTTACCGCCGATCCAATTGCAAACTATGCTATTTCTTGTCAGACGGCTACCCCCGGAGCCAACACCACAGATTTGGTGCTTCGAGACGATGAGGCTCCAAACAAAGCCATCGGAATTGTTTCTAATGTACTCAAAACAACCCTAAATATTCCCGTGGGACAAACCTATAGAAATACAGGGGTTGATCCTGATGGTTCCGATAATCCGAGTTGGATGTGTGTCGGAAAAATGGGGAACGAATCTATATTAATGCGAGCATGGGCTACAGGGTTAGTTTAGCATGATCTATTATCACGTTTTTGGAACTGCTAGAGAAAAAAGCTTAAATGGAAGTCAAGATAATCCTATATTTTGGCGTACTGGCATACCGATTTCGTGGGACAAAGAACCGACATTAAAGCCTGTTGGTGGAATTAATCTATTTGGTCAATTTTGGAAAATAACCAGCAAATACGGTCAACAAGTAAGTATTTTCTCTATTCCTTCTAATCAGTATAACTCTCGCTATACTGGTTCAATTGCTGACACAATCCCCTTAGAGAGAACCAGTAAAAACTACACTTATTCTGGTACTGTAAACGAGCCCAAGAAACTTGCTTACAATGTTATAATAATTGACATCATTCGTGTCACTGATCCAGTTGATTTTCCTGATGATCCTTACCCAGTAAATATTCCTCAATTTCCTATTATTCCAGATAAAGACTATCAAACAGAAATTCAGTTTTCTAATTCTTTACTAGAAAATACAAATGGGGCAGAACAACGAATAGTGGAATGGTCTAGTCCTGTTAGAGTGTTTAATCTTGCTCGAACTGTATTACAATCTAATGATTTAAATGTTATTCTTGACTTTCATGAAGAAATGAAAGGATCGAAAAAAGACTTTCTTTATCGTGACCTTTCTGATTATCAAGTAAAAGGAATTTATGAATGGCTAATTTATTGTCGATTAAGCAATGCTATTGTTAATAGTATGCGCCCTGTGGATACCGTAAATGGTACTTTTCTCTATTGCTCTTTTGATATAATTAACTCAGGATTTGATAGAACACCATAAACAGCGATTTTAACATGACTTCTTTTATCCCAAATGGTAATTTTGTTTATTGTCGTTTCGATATAGATAATTCAGAGTTTAGTAGAAATGCTACCGAGCTTGTTACCGAATTCTACACAGAAGGAATATTTTCCCCGGAACACGATGGGGTAAAAACAGAATTTATTTTGATTAAAAAATATTCCTGCGGCAATAACGTTCATCACAGACCTATTCTTTATCCAGATATTGATAGCCTAAAAATCTATCAAGGAACTACAGAAATACCACCGTCAGAATATATAGTAGCTCCTGGTAAAATAGTTTTTAATAATCCGCCTCCTAGCACCCCCAAATTAACTTGGGAAGGCACTTTTAAAGTATTATGTCATTTTGAAGAAGATAAATTAGATTATCAGCCTATCACAAAAAATAGAAATAACGCTATTTTTTCTATCCCTAAATTAATTTTACGAGAATCAAGAATTGAACCTGAAATTGCATTGCTACCTGGTGATGTTTTTTATCCAAATTTAAATCACGATTTTAATTTAAATTTGACTAAAAGGTGTACAATTTCTCCTAAATTTGAGACAAATATTATTAGCTTATCTAGTGGAGAAAGAAAAAGATTTTCTCGGAGAAATATTCCCTCTGACATTAGCTCTTTACAGCAAAGAAAAACTTTATCTCAAAAAGATATTGATTATTTGATTGCCCTATGGTTGTGTGCTAGGGGATCAGGATCCACATTTCGTTATCCTGATTTAGTTAACGGTTTATCAATCTTATCCCGATTTAACTCTGTTTCTTTGAGCTACCAAAACCAAACCTCTTTACAAATTTATTCACTTGGAGAATTACAGATTAGGAGATTTACCGAAGGAATACAACAAGATTCAGGATTAGAAGATTCTTTTGCAAATCCTGTTTTAACGCTTTGTTATTGCGTTTTAATCGAACTTACAAACGGAGAAAAGCTCGGTTATACAAATTTTTCCCAAGACTTAAAAATTGGTGGGGTAGTATTTCGGGCAAAGCAAGCTCTTGATCCGTCTGCAATAGAAAAGCAATTAGGAATACAATCGGATAATCAAGAATATAGAGGTGCTTTTAGTGATAATATTGACGAAAATTTACTTTTTTCTGATAGATTTAGAGAAGCTCGAATTATCACAGCAATTGTTGATTGGCAATATCCTCCTAATTCACTCTTGGATCTTCCAGACGAGCAAATACAAATAGGTTATGTGGGAGAAATTAAATCACTTGGTGGCGAAAGCTATACGCTTGAAAATCTTACTGCCTCTAGTATTAATTTAAGACAAAGTAGAGATGAAAAAACATCACCTTTTTGCCAATGGGCTTTTGGACAGGATAACGGTGATAACTCAGGATGCCGTAAACAAGTACCATTTTACGAGACTCAGGTTGCTGGGGTTAATAGTCAGAGAGACTTTGAGGTGTGGGGAGAATACCAAAATCTTGCTTGGGGAAAATGCACATTTACAGACGGAGCAAATAAATCAGCTACTTACGCAATTTACCGAACTGTTCCAATATTTGGAGGTAAAACTCAAATTCAGTTATTTACTGAAGCACCTGGCCCCGTAGCTACCCACGATGGCGTAATCCTTACTGCTGGCTGTGACAAAACTTACAATACTTGTAAAAACACTTGGAATAATGCTATAAATTTTGGCAATATCCCCAGTTTTGGTAATTTCATGCCCGGGAATGACTTTTTATTAAGCTCTCCAAAGCAAAGCTAAGTTTTTCTAAAGAATTAATTTGAATTCATAAATAACAGTAAAAAACTCTAGAATAGTTTTATTGATGTTTCCCTTCTGCCATGTATTATATTTCTGTTGCCAACCAAAGCCGTCCCTCCTATGTCGAGAATCACGATTTAAAAATAAATTTTAACGATCTTGGCACTGTTGCGGCTATTGTAATAGCATTACTTAGTATGTTTTCAAAAAATACTAAATCACAGGCTAAAGAACTTGATCACGAAACCTTTGAGAAAACGTCAAGGAAGATGGAGTCTCTTGAGCAAAAGCTAGAGAAAATGGTCGAAAGACTATCAACAGGAATAGAAAAACTGACTACATTAACAGCGCAACTTGATAAAGAGATAAGCCTTATTAAAGCAAAACAAGAAACTTTTTCTTCTATTTCTAATCAAATAGAAGGACTTCGCAAAAAACAGGAAGAACTTGATATACGAATCGGAATACTTGAGCATAAACCTTAACAGAATTGTCAACTTTACTAACTAAATTACCATGAAATTTCTAGAAGCGAATCGCAACACTATTCTAAAATCGCACCTAATAGACTCTAGTTCCGAAAGTCTCCCCCAAGACTTTAGAACAATCCAAATTAAAGCTGGACAAAAAGTGATTTATAATCAGATTCTCAAAAGAGAAAAAAATCACTATTTACTAGAAATAAAGCCCCCGATTGAGGGTAAATTTAATTGGTACGCTTTTGCTAGTCACTTTAACGACCCTAATCCCCCTGTAGTCCGCAAGGATCAAGTTGAAGGTGTGTTTGACAGGCTTAACAATAAAATTACTGATTTTCAGTTTCAAAAATTAGATGAGTGCCTTAAGAGATTTGACATTACCACAGTACAAAGAGTTCGACATTTTTTAAGCCAAATAGCCCATGAATCAGCTGGCTTAAGGTTTATGGTAGAAATCCACGACGGCTCAAATTATGAAGGACGAAAAGACTTAGGGAATACCAGACCTGGTGACGGCAAAAAGTTCAGAGGTGTAGATGCTCTTCAAATGACTGGCAGAACCCATTATCAGGCATTTGCTAATTATATAGACGATCAGCGTGTTATGCAGGGGTGGTCGTATGTCAGCGAAAGATATTTATTTTTACCATCTGGATTTTGGTGGATGAACAATAAAGTGAACGAATTGTGTGACCGTGGGGCAACCGTTGAACAAATTACCCGTCGTGTCAACGGTGGTACAAATGGACTAGCCGAAAGAAAACGATATTATGAAAGGGCGTTAAGATTTATCTAAAATCTTGACAATTCAAAAAGTAATCTGTATTATTTAGTTAGGTTAAGAGGTTATCATGAAAAAGGAATTTCGTCCGCTAATTCTACAGACAGTAGAAGGTTATCCGGCATTTATTAACTGTTACGAGATTATTACAATCACCTATTTATCTGCTGAAGATAATTACATAGTCGATGCGACTTCACAAGTGGGAATCACAATATCCAAGCATGCAGCTAAGGCTTTAATGGAAGCAATAACTACCGATTTATTTTTTTGCGGTGATGACGAAAGAAAAGTTTTGCGGAGCGATGGAACATTTGATAGATATTTTTAATATTTAGATTTCTCCTTGGGTGATTTAAAACAGACCATTAACAAAATGGTCTGTTTTCTTATATCATAGAAATAGTACATGGCAGTTCTAATGGCAAAAAAGAAGAAAAAGGATGACAAATTAAGAGGCTCTCAGCGATCCCTTACTTCACCGGGGATCGTGTCGGTATCACGTCGGTACGATTTGGAGATTACGGAAAATCCTATCCGTGATCCGAGAATATCAAGAGAATTAATCGAACTTAATCAATGGTGCTATGAAGTCATCCACGCCCTTGATATGGCCGCTTCTGATACCTTTGCATCTGACGATGGAGACGATCAGGGATGGATAGTCGCAAAAAACCTTGATGATGAAGAAACTCCTATTAACCCAGAAGTATTTGCCATCGCAGAAGATATTAGGTTAAGAAAACAAAATTTTTCAACCTACATGATTGGTGGGGATAGACTCAAGAAAGCCCTAAGATGGGCATTAGGGAAGGGAGAATGTTTTTTAGAGTTAGGCATTGAACGAGAAGGGTTATCTGCCAACAAGTCTAAAGATTTTGGTGTAGCAAAGACTCTTTATTTGCCTACCTTTGAGATGTTTAGGAAAGAAACAGATCAAGGGGAATTAATTGGGTTTGAGCAAAGGAAATACGTTTCAGAGTCTGACCCTGATTATTTTTTTGAACCCTATAAAATCTGTCATATTCGCCATAATCCTGATTTTCTTTATGGTCGCTCTCTTTGGTTAGCTTCTTTAGATGCTTGGGCTGATGTTAAACAGGCTTTTGATAATTTGATTAGGGCATCTAATGACTTAGGAGTTTCTCCGACTCTGCATATTATGCCAGGTATTTCTACCGAGCAAGAAAAAATTTATGAACGAGAATTAGAAATCCGTAGAAAAAGCGGAATAATAACCGATCATATTCTCAGCTATCCTGGGCAAGATATTCGCAAAATGACTAATTTTAACTCTGATTTAACAGGGTTAATTGATACTCTTTTGCAATGCCGGTACAAGCTAATTATCCCTGGATTCCCGACCTATTTCTTCCCAGGATTGGAATCAAAAGGGGGAACTAAAGAGTTATCCCGGTCGCCTGATCGTCGCTATTCTAGGATGAGATACGGATGGTGTCAGCTTCTTAGCAGTGCTATCAAACAGGTAATTGACACAGAAATCATTCTCAGAAAAGGATTAGATTTTTATGCCGAAAATGCTAGAAATAAATATCGGATACTGTGGCCAGAATGGAGTGAATCTATAGATGGTCTATCAGGAGGGGAGGTTGAAGACACTGACTCTGATTTAACCGATAAAGAAACTAATAAACAACCTGTTAAGAAACTAAATATAAATCAAAATGATTAATCAAATTATTCACGGTGATTGTTTTGATGTTTTAAAAAATATTCCTGATGGTTCTATTGACGCTGTAATCACAGATCCGCCTTATAAGTATTTGAAGCACAAACTAGAAACAGACTGGGATGAGAAAATATTTTTTACTGAAGTTTTACGCACTCTCAAAAAAGATAGTTTTCTGATATTTTTTGGAAGAGGTGAATCATGGTTTAGATGGAATTATTTATGTCAAGAATTAGGACTGAAGTTTAAAGAAGAGATTATTTGGGATAAAGTCAGAACCTCAAATCCTTTATGCCAAATGCCCCGCTCTCATGAAAATATAGCTATTTATGTTAATGGAAGTCGTGGTTTAAACAAAGTCAGGATAGACAAAATAGATTATGATTTAATATCAAATCCGAGAGCTATTGTTAATGATTTTAGGAGGATTTTGTCAACTATTAAGCTAATTAATTCATGGGAAGATTTTTTACTATTCAAAGAAGGAAGATTGAATAAAAGTGAAAAAACATACCTTGCTGAAGTTACAATACAAGGTGGTAGAAAAAAATTTGATCCCGGCTCTACAACCTTAAATTCCCACACTGTAGGACGTATAATGCCGTCTATTTTTAGATGCTTAAATGACCATTATGGGTATGTTCACCCCACCCAAAAACCATTATTTCTTATCCAGAAATTAATAGAGTTAATAACCAACCCTAGCGATTTAGTCTTAGACCCTTTTTGTGGTTCTGGCACTACCGCATTAGCTTGTAAAGAACTTGGTAGAAATTATATCTGTATTGAGAAAGAGTTAGAATATTATCGAATAGCTTGTAACAGATTAGACCAACCTATAGAATATTTTCCAGATGAACCGATAGAGGAAATAATAGATAATACTCCATTACAGTTAAAACTGTTTTAAATTTGATAAAATACAGTAAAACCAAGAGATAATTATGACAAATCTAAAAGCTTATTTTGTTTCCGATTCTAATGAATGAAACATTAAAATTAAAGGTAAAAATGTTAGAGATTAAAAACCGTAACCTAAAAGCTAAACTCAATAAATCAGAAAAAACCCAAGAATTAGTTTATGACGGATTAGGAGATAAATAATATGACAGATAAATTCAACCCAGAAGATAAAAACTTACAGCCAATTAGTCAGTTGCTAGGGAGAGCCGAAGTAACAGCCGATGACATCCAAAAAGCTATCGATGACTGGAAAAAGAAACCTCCCGACCCTGAGTTTAAGAATTTATTAGAACCTGAAATAAGTTATGAGTGATTTTTCTTTTAACCCTGGTACTCGACGCTATCGAGACAATCGAACGGGGAGATTCGTCTCTACTGAAAAAGTTAGACAAATCTCTCAACAAACTATTAATGCCCGTACTCAAAAAACAGATAAACTTACCCATGACCTTTTAGAAAAAAAAATAACTGTCAGCGAGTGGGAAGAGAAAATGTCGTTTGAGATTAAAGACTTGACTATTCAGCTTTATCGAGTTGGCAAGCCCGATATGAACGCTTCTGACTATGGCAGAATTGGTCAGATGCTTAGAACACAATACGCACGATTAAGAAAGTTTTCCCGTGATATTATTCTTGGTACTCAATCGGAGGCTCAAATAATCAACCGCTCTAAACAGTACGTTGCCAAGTCTAGGGAAGCTTTTGAAGAGGGAAACAGGAGAGGACACGCTCTAGTCAACAAGTGGGAAAAGAGAATAATTACCAAAAAAGAATCTTGCCAAGAGTGTCTTTTTTATGAAAGTGCCAGTTGGCAGCCTATTGGAACACTCCCCCGACCGACTGAAAGATGTACTTGTCGGGCTAATTGCGGTTGTTACTTTATTTTTTCTAACTCTAGGACACGACCTACCCAGAATATGCTTTCGTTAAACTTTGGCTTCGCGAAATAAAAAACGCAGGGTATCAATCCTGCGTTGTTTCCTCAGCTATACACTTTCTATGGAGACAAATATTTTGTATTGAAATTTTATATTTATAGGTTGGGATGGAGACGACACTATTAATGTACATCAACCAACCATAAACGTCAAGTCTTTAGATAGAATTATTTATATAAGTATTTTTTATTGACATGGAACTAAAACTAACCCGCGCTGAATTAGAGATATTGTTACAGACCCGTCATCCTACCGACGAGGAGATGTTGTTAATCAATCAATTCAAGCCCTACGGACTCGATCCGTGGGAACCATCGGAACTGATGCGATTTGCTTTAATTGCCTCAAATAACTTAATTCACAGTTCTGGCCAGGTATGGGATAAAAATGTTTTAGAAACCATGGTAGCCAGTTATCCCGGATGCGCCTTGATGATCGATCATGAATGGGAAGATCAGACCAAAACTTTTGGGATGATCTATGATTCTTTTATTTATTCCTTGCCTCGTGTAAGCAAGGAAGGGATAACACGAATCCTCGAAAAATCCCCTAATCCAAGCGAAGATTACCGAATAATCCAAAAAGACGGCTATCATCAGGTCTTAGTCTTTGGATTTACAGAAGCGACTCACCCGATTATTTCAGAAATTTCCTATGGCAGAAAAGCCGATGTTTCAATGGGGGGAGTTTTTTATGGCGAGTCGATTTGTCCTATCTGCGATATTCCTTACAGTGATCCTAAATGTCCCCACTACCCCCCGTATATGGCAGGGCTAGTAGATGAAGAAACGCTAACCTCTTACTATCGCCGTTCTGGAAAAATGGATTCTATCGAATGCAGTTTTGTTACCAGTGGCAATTGTCGCCAAGCAAGATTAATAGATTCCCGTCTCAATACTTTTGTTTTTACCTAAAACAGAAAGTTCTGTAGTACAATTATATCTAATAGTTAGTGATCAGCAATCAGTAATGAATACCCTAAAAGAAATCAAACGGGTTACTCCCGTAGCTATTAAAGATTCAGCAGAAGGAAGTGATACTCCTTCTCAAGAAGAAATCTACACCCTAACTCAAAAAGCCACTTTTCGAGGTGATTTAAAGTCTTCTGAGGGTGGTGTACCAGTCAAAAATTCCGACCCTGATCCCACTCCCGTCCCAGTCTTTGATCCCAAAATGCTTCAAGAGATTGTACAAAATACCGTGACGGCAACCGTTGAGTCGGTAAAACAAGCGATGGAATTGGAAAAACAATCTGCATTAGAATTCCAAAAGCAACAGTTTGAAACTACGAAAGCTACCCTAGAAGCTTCTCTCAATTCTGCCACGGAAGTTATCCAAGAATCCCACAAAAAAATCGCTCAACTAGAAACTAAAATCACTGAGTCGGAAAAAACGATTAATAATTTTGCTGACTTAGGAAAGCTTTACGGTAGCCAAACACCAGAAAAAATGCAGTTGCCTAACTTCAATAAAACCGTCGCTCATGATGCTGATAAAATTACAGGTGCGCTTGACGAAACCTTTGATTTGATTGAAGACATTCAGAAAAATTCTGGTGTAATCTATTCGGCTCCTGTAATGGGCGGTAATCAGACAGTAAACCTGTACGATAAAGTACGATTAGATCGCCATGTTAAAAATAACCGGCAACAGATTGTCAACTCTTTAGATGATTGGGGTCGCAAACAAGGCTGGTTCAGAGGGACTCGTTCGGCTCCTGTAATGGGCGGTCAAGTTTCAAAAAATGCCCCAACGACTGCGGCGGATTTGCCTCCGTTTTTTCTTGACACTTTGTCAGCAATTCTCCGTACAACTCAAATCCCTGGGTTTGCCTTTTGGCAGATTCCTAATTACGCATTAGACTTTACGGCTCGTAATGGAACTGTTATCCGAATTCCTCGATTAAATTACCTAACAAGTTCCCCGTCGGTAAGCGATTATCAACTATCAGGAAAGGGTGAGTATGCTGATCTGACTTCTGAATCAGATAATAATAGTGCGTCTAGCGTATCGGCAGAAATCTTTGAATATGGGCGCGGTAAAGTAGGTGCTACTACTGCAATCCGACCTGTTTCTATCCCAACTTTCACTGAATATTTTAGTGCGATGGGAATGATTGATTGGATGCAGAATACGCTGTATTACGACTATGCAAGTTTTGATAATACCATGATCAAAACGATGCTTGATAGTACGTCACTGCATTTGTATAACAAAAAAGGCAGTCTTGTTACTTCTCCTACTGGATTATCAGCAACAGGAGATGATGGAACTTTTACCAAAGGATTCTTGCGGCGATTATATCAATACGCCCACGATAACAAGTTCCAGATGTATCCCGACCAGACGTATTTGCTATTCTTAAATTCGACTCAAATTCTGCAATTAAAAGAGAGTTATAATGACGATTGGCAAGCAAATACGACTCGCGATCTTGACGCTTTACTAAATATTCTCAATCCATCCTATATTCCCCCTGGGGATACTGGAAGGGTTAACTCGTATTTAGGGTTGGTAGAAAAATTCCATATTTTTGAAACTGGGCAAAGCGTCGGTGTCGGAGCGGCTGGTCAACCCGGTGTTCAAAGTGAAACATTGGGTGGTTCTTTAGGTGCTAGAACTACCCGTACTGGTTATTTAATTGGAGCCGGTGCGTTAGGTGTTGGTGTAGGGATGCCGTTTCAAATCACTTTTGATAATGTCACTCAATTTGATCGTCGGATTCGCGCAACTTGGTTAGCGTGGCTCGGCTACAAAACTCTTGACGTAGATCCTATTGGGACTGGTGAAGCTTCTCAACAATTGCGAGTAGCTGAATTACGCACCCTAGATGTAGCTGTATAAACCCTATCTTTCTAACAATTATGGCAAGCAAAGAAACCACTATCGAAGAAACTCCATCTATCGCAACAAGTGGAACTAAAAATCTTCCCCTGACAAATGGAACCAATGAGGTCACTTATAACAATCTGAAAGCATTGGGCTATCCAGTCTGCAATCGGTGTAAAGGTCAACTCAGAACTGATCTCGATCATCGTCCATTTTGTCCAGTTAACGACACCAGTTGTCCTCTATTGAGCAAAATTTCCTAATGATTTTTAGCATCGATGACCTCTCTATTTTCGCACCATCAGTATCTTTACCAGAAGATGCCGTCACTGGTGCGATTTACTTTGTCCAGTCAATTATCGAAGGCGATAGAGGAGCGGATCGACCTTTAGAAATTACCCGCCATAGAGAAAAACTAAAAGTTAATCTAAAATTCCAAAATTTTAGATTAACTTATGTCAGCATAAATACTCCAATTATCAGCAATCCTGCTCCGATAATTAAAGCTAGATTAGGCAATATTACCGATGGATTTAATCGGGCTATCGCTCCTGATAGTTGGCAAGTTTTAGGTTCTAACGACTACATAATCGATATAGACGGGCAAATTCACCTATCTACTGCGATTGGTAGATCGTGGGGGTATGGCGGCTATCACGGCTATAGTCGTGAACCATATCCTGAGTTTTCCGAGGCTGATGTGGAGTACTCCAGTGGCATTGATTTCTCTCAAGATACCCGACAAACAAAAGAGATAAAAGCAGCTTTTGGCCGTATTTTAGATTGGGTATGTAATACTGGTTCTTTTAGAGGTGTTTCGTCAGTTGAATTACCTTTTGAAGAGGCAAAAATCAATTATGGGACTGGTCAACTTGGTACAATTCCTGATGATTTGCTAATGATATTTAAAAAGTATCGCCCAATAAGATTATGAAAGCAATTTTTATCTGTCCACTTCCGCCGACTCTTAATGAACAAATAAGATACGCTCGTGCAAATAAATTTAAAAGCGCAACTACTAAAAAAGAATGGGACTTTGATATACAAAAACTTATTATAGAACAAAAAATTCCACGTTTTCCTGACAAAGTATGGATGCTTTACGAATGGCGAATTAAAAACTTTGGACGTGACCCTGATAATGTTTGTGGCAGCGCAAAATATGTTAATGACGCACTGAAAAAGACAGGAGTTATTGTTGACGATAATTTAAAATATATCTATGGATACGATTCAATATTCACAAAATGGACGAAAGACGAATTAAAGTTAACAATTAGTGATAAACCAATTCTAAACAAAATTTTTATAGAGGATGATAATAGCAATGTTATATCTTAAATTAGACCCGTCTATTGTCTGTGTTTTGATTGTTTTCGCCTGCTTGATTCATTCTTTCTTTACTCCTGAAACTACTGACACCTACGGCAATGTTATCGTAGCAATTGTTTCAGGATACCTCGGCTACTTAAAGGGTTCCGACACTTAACTACCCTGATCAAATCTTGCATAAAGTTTAATTCTCCGTCCTAGTTTTGCGGCAATTCCTAGCTGCTGGCTTGTCGGAGACTCAAACACATTTAACTGTCTGACAAGACCGATTCTGTTATTAATTGTTACTTGTAATTCCCCTGTAGCCTGAATTGGGAACGGGTAATCTTTAGGCTTTACCAATCTTCCCTCAAAATATTCACAATCGAGATAACTACCTTCTTCTACTTCTGCCACAGGCGGTTTTGACTGTTGCAACCAACAAGCAATTACTACAGACTCTATAGAAGATGCTCGCATAATAGGATTACCAACGGCATCGGTAGTCATGGTAGAGCCTGCAGCTACAGAAAAGGATAGAGAAGCATTAGCCTTAATTGTGGGATTTTCTAGAAACTTTCCCGCAACTCCAATAGCACTGTCGAACATTTGTATTGATATAAATTTTTCTAATTTTAGTGTATCAAAATTATCTTGACAATTCAAGTAAGAAGGCGTATAGTTGAGTTATGGTAAATTTGTAGAAACAAGATAAAATTATGTCAAAACAATTACTGATAGATTTAACATTTTTCATGTTAAATATTGCGATAGTAGTTCTATGGGTTTCTTGGCTTTTCTTAGAAAGAAGTTAACTTATAAAGCCAAATAGTTGTCTAAAGGAGGTACATCATGGACAAATCCAAGCTTCATAAAACCTCGTTATCTCTTGGAGTAAAAATGGGAACCACATTAAGTTATGTAGTTTTTTGTAACTACTGTGGTTTTGAAATTCAAGAATGTCCAGACATTAAAAGCATTGAACTGCTAAAAAATGTTATACAGGAAATTGTCGAGGTTAATCCGATAAAAAAGTACACGCAAGCAAACTGGAAAAATTGGATAAAAACCAGTCAATTAATTATTCCAAATTTTAATGGCGTATGGGAGGAATTAAAGAAAATTAGGCAAAACTATTTCAGAAAAACAATACAAGAAATGTGGCAAAAAATGAACGACTTTGACTACAGTCAATACGAATATGATATATACGAAAAACGATGGGACGAGAAAGCGTGGGATGAATTTCAGAAATCATGGGAAAAAGATTGCAGAGAAAGACAAAGAAAACTGGCTAGAGAGCTAGCCCACACTAACGACCTGTGGGAAGTTTTAGTAAAGACAAAGCAAAAAATCACCTACTCTCATTCCCTAACAGATAATTTAAGCGATCTTGATCCTTGGACAAGAAACTTAGTGGGAGTTGTTGATTTAGGCTCAGAAGACTCAAAAGAATCGTATATTGATTATTTAGTGGAGAAGTATCAGTGAAGCAAGTCTTATTCGATAGTGATGTATTGCTAGATGTTTTGGGTAAGCGTAAACCACGTTTTCGAGCAAAGAGCATCTGTACAAGCATTAAATACAGTTAAGACAGGTAAAACTCAAGCAGAAAAAGATATTAATTGATAATCGAAAAGAGCTAAAACATGAGTATCAAACAATTTCAAATAGAGTTTAGTGGGAAAAGCTCAGAACGTCTCGAAGAAATATCTCAGCAGTTGAATTTATCGGGGCTGAAATTATTCGCAAAGGATTAAAGTTTATGGCTTTATACGCTAAATCTCAGGTAAAAAAAGATACTCGGTTAATACTCGAAAAAAATGGCGATCAAAAAGAGATAATCATCTAAAAGAGGTGTTATGGTATGGATGCGAATCTAATAAAAAACCTTAAAAAAGACTTAATAGAATTAAGAAGTCAAATTTGGGATAAAATGTCGGATGCTCAAAAAGAACAATATTATCAAGATGAAGCTAACAATGCTATCAGCCTTGAAAACATTATTTCTTTTGTACATGAATACTCTGATAGAATAAAAAAAGAAATTGATAATCCTAATTTTCAGAATTTATTTGACAGAAGATTAGAGATGAAAATCACTTGTTTTGACAATTTTTGGGAGGAATTAGACAATGGAAGATAAATTCACGCTAGAAGATTACATCTATGTTCCCATTGAACCAGAAATGGCAAGAAAGCTACTCAAACATCACGGAAAAGACTGGGAACCCTTTGACGAATTTAACGGTTTTTATCATTGTCTAAAACAAACATTGGAAGACTTTGATAATAGATTTGAGCCTCAAAAAGAAGAGTCTGAATTTTAACTTAGGAGTAATCATGTCTCAACCTATCGAACTTTCTTTAGAACAGCAGTTCAATATTCGTTCTTTTCAGATTCAGGTAGAACAAATGAGCCAAGAGCAAGCGCAGGATTTCCTGATCAAGCTTTACGAACAAATGATGGTCAGAGAAAATATGTACAAAGCTTTTCTTAAACATCAATGGGGATTAAGTGATAATCCGTGGCAAAAAACAAAGTAATACTACAGTGCCAGTTGTCGGTTATCGGATCAATGTACACTAACCCAAAAAACCAATGAGAACCATCTGGAAGTACCCTATAGATACAACTCCTTGTTGCGAGATTGAAATGCCTTTAAACGCAAAGATATTATGCGTTCAGTTGCAGAATAATATTCCTACACTTTGGGCATTACTAGAAACAGAAGAACCTAAGAGGATTTTTGATATTTTGACTTACTATACTGGTAGCTATTGGATAGATAAAAAAGGACAATACATTGGAACTTATCAACTAGCTGGATTGGTATATCATGTATTTGTTAGACCTCATCCTGTATCTCCTCGGCTAAACCTTTCGTATATTTGTTAAAGTTTCTGATCGCATCCCTAATATTTGCCTTTCGTAAAAAATTCTCAAATAAAGAGGGACTTATAACTATCGCAGAAATTGACAAAAGAATATTGATTCTTTTTCAAAAAGTAAGAGAATTGCTTGCCAATGAAAAAGAATCAATCAAAAAAACATTAGCAGAAATAAAATCTTTTGAACAAAGTAGAGGTAAAATCAATTATGACTCTTGAAGAAATCAACGCAAAACTGGACTTGCTTCTAGAAGAAATAGAAAACTGGAAACCTAAATCTGATTTATTTCCGAAAGAAATAGAAACTTGGAAGCAACCCAATATTAAAGAAAAGGGAAAAGCCAATGTTTAATGCAATCTACAAGCCCAATCAGTTGATTTTAGGCAGTGGCTATATTGCTATCTGTACAGGATGGACTCCTGCTAAGTCAGTAGCCGCAAAACTCGATCCCTCTGATTATGCTGTGATTGGCAATCTTTATAGTGCATCAAGGGGAATTAACTTTTTAGTTCGCAATTTGTTAGCCAATCCTCACGTTCGCGATCTTGTTGTAATGGATTCAACCCAAGAAGACAAAAATTCTGGTAGTGTTCAATGCTTGAAAGATTTCTTTGAGAATGGAGTTTATAAAGGGAAAAATGATGTAGGGAAAGAGTGTTGGGTAATTGATTCTTTAGTGAAAGGATATATTGATATAGATATTCCTTTAGAAGTTTTAAATCAATTACGGTCTTCTGTTACTTTAAGAGATAGTCTCACAACTTACGCAATTCTGATGTTGAGGCTATCAGTTTATGGTGCTAATAAACCGTGGGCAGAACCAATGGTTTTTCCCTACAATGAACCTACATCAGAGGTAAAACCTGGACCGCTCTATGGTCATCGGATCGAAGGTAAAACCATTGCTGAAACTTGGATAAAAATACTGCAAAGAATCAAAACTACTGGCACTATCAGACCTACTGGCTATGACGGTAAATGGCAAGAATTAATTGATTTAATGGCGATAGTTACCGATGAACCAGAAGACTTTTATTTTCCAGAACCTAATTACTTACCTTTAGATAAAAAATATCTAAAGAACTATATCCCACAAATACTTGATGATGCCAATTATCGGGAAGGAGTTAAATATACCTACGGTCAAAGATTACGCTCTTGGTTTGGTCAGGATCAGATTAAAGCAGTTATCACAAAATTAATCAAAGAAATCGACTCTGCCAGTGCCGTTATGTCCCTTTGGGATAGCGGGAGTGGAAACTATCAAATACTTGCCGAACATGATAGTTGGCGTGGACACGATCATAATACAATCGCGCGAGGAGAAAGAAAAGGGGGTGACTCAGATCATAATCACGGCGGTTCACCTTGCCTTAATCATACCTGGGTAAGAGTAGTAGATAATGAACTGTCTTTAACAGCTACCTTTAGAAGTAATGATATGTTTTCCGCTTGGCCGGCTAATGCAATGGGATTACGGGCTTTACAGCGTCATATCAGAGATGAAATTGCTAGTGAATCTGAGTACGATTTAACAATGGGTCCACTGATTACTATTAGTCAATCAGCCCATATTTACGATGACTGTTGGGAAACCGTAGAACAATTACTTGCTAATCAATACCAATCAATTATTAGTCAAGAGTTTCGAGGCTACAGTGACCCTGCTGGTAACTTCTTAGTAGAAACAGATGGCAATAATATCACAGTCAGCCAGCTAACTCCTAGTGGTGAATTTGTGGGAAAATGGGAAGGTAAGAATCCTTTGAAGCTAATCCGTCAAATAATTGCCGATTGTCCCAGTATTCAATCTTTTCATATCGGCTACCTAGCTAGAGAAATTGAACGGGCATCTCAACTAAAAACAAATTACACTCAGGATAAATAAATGCCAACACAAATCATCCCAAAAGGACAATCCTTTCCCGACGGCACTTATCTGTATAAATGCCCTTGCTATGTTAATCCTTGCAACCTGTGTTTTAACGGCAATGAGACTGCTATAATTAACTCTTTAAAGACAGCAAAAGGACAACAATATTATGGCAACTTAAAAGCTTATTTGGCTATAAAAGGACAGATCATTATATCTACTGCAAAGTCAATAAAAGAAAAAAATAACGGCAAATTTACAATGATTAATATTACAGAATTAGCTGATACTCTAGGGTTTCCTAGAACACGAATTAAACCTTTAATAGAATATTTAGAAGAGTGTGGCTTTATAAAAGCTGGAACTTATGATAGACTGAGAATATCAATCAATTGGCAACCGACAAAGATGTAATTACTTCAAATTAAATTACATGGTAAACGAGAAAGAACCGAATGGAAAGGAGTGTTTAATTAAAATAAAATGGAATTAAAGGAATTAAGGCAATTTTGCTGTGATAGAATTGCTAACGGACATAAAACTATCACTCTAGAAACAGAATCAACTCGATTGCTAGTAAGTCACGGTCCTATCGGAGAACTCTGCTGTATTAATAAACGAGGCAAGCACGTTGTTTTGTATGATGCTTTAAAAGTTTTACAGTTTCTAGATAAGCTTGAAAATCAAGAAATAAAATCAAAAATTAGGAGTAAATAAATGACTAAAAAAGATTTCCCAACACTAGCAGTTCTAAGTATTACTAGCGGGCGATTACTGACACAACCAAAAGACGCAAGCGAAGGTAACGGCTTTGATCAGATATACGAAGTATTAGAATGGATGACTGACGATTTGCCAAATCGCACCAATTGGGACGATTTGGCAGAAGATTGTAAGCAGTGGATTTATCAATGGCATCCTGAGATTATCGAGGCAGACAGATGGATAGAAAACAAATTGACAGAAAAATGCGAAGTTGAGGACGTGAAAGATTGCCAAGCCGCAATGCTTGCAAAATTTGGTGAGTGGATAGAAATATATGGAAATGCCTTTCCTTCTTGAATAAAAATATTGCTTACAAGCTCTTGACTCTACGATGAACAAACATCATGAATAGCCCATCTAAGAATATTCAGCATCTGATAAACGAGTGCAAGATTGTAGAAGAGAATTGCCTCTATACGTCCCAAGCTCATTTTGTCATGGCAGACAAAGCAGAATTTCAAGCGCGTTTATTTTTGATTGTACCTTCTTGCATTGCAGCAATTAGTGGCATTCTAACTGCTATCGGCTTTCCGGCTTGGATTGGCTCATTTTCTGCGGTATCTGGACTTGTTACAGGTTTAGCGTCTGCTTTTGGCGTAGATCGGAAGGCTGGTTTGCACAAACAGGCTGGTAATGTTTTAACAGCACTACAACATGAAGCTCGTGCCTTGCATGAGTCATATTGGCGTGAGATACCGCATGAACAATTTGTTGCTGAAGTTAGGCGTATTCATAATAGATATAACTCATTGATCCAAATTTTAGAAACAACTGATAATTCAGCGTTTGAAGAGGGAAGAAAAAAGATCGGCGATCACGTTACAGAAAATTCCACAAGGCTATCACAATTTTAAAAATCTGTAGGAGTAAATAAATGATTAACGTAATTCAAAGAAGTGGAGAAACTCGTCCTTTAGACATCACTAAAATTCGACGAGTAGTTGAATGGGCGTGTGAAGGGTTAGAAGTAAATTCCCTCGCTTTAGAATCAGGATTAACTTCTCGATTACGAGATGGCATTACTACGCGAGAAATTCAAGAAAATTTAATCAATGTTGCCACACAATTGTTTTGTGTAGAAGAAACCGATTGGAAGTATGTAGCCGGAAGACTTCACATCTGGGGATTATGGAAAGATACAAGGATTAAAAGAGAATTTGGCGGCTATTTATCTCGTACGGTTTTTAGAAGATTAGAAGGAACCGACTACGCTAAATATGTTCAGTGGCAAGTGGGTAGAGGTATTTATGATCCAAAAATCACAGAAATCTATGACGAAAACGATTTAAAGATTGCGGGGGAGTGGATATACCCAGAATACGATAAAGATTTTGACTACGCTGGTGCGATCATGCTGTCAGAAAGGTATTTACTTGATTGTGAATTACCTCAAGAGGCTTTCCTGACTTGCGCTTTATTGCTTGCGAGTGTAGAGGAAAACCCAGAGAATAGATTAAGAATTGCGTTTCAAATTTACTTAGCTATAGCTCAAAGAAAAATCTCTTTAGCTACTCCAATTTTAGGCAATCTAAGAACCCCTAATGGTTCTTTAAGTAGTTGCTTCATCGTAGCAATGGAAGACAATCTAGAGAGTATTTTTAGCGAGATTACTAATACTGCTCGCATCTCTAAGAATGGTGGCGGTGTTGGGGTAAATGTAAGTAGAATCCGTGCCACTGGTAGCTGGGTAATGGGGAAAGCTAACGCTTCTGGTGGGATTATACCCTGGATTAAATTACTCAACGATACAGCTATTGCAGTCAATCAAGGGGGAAGACGCGCCGGGGCTGTCACTGTTGGGGTTGATATTTGGCATCTAGACGTGCCAGAATTTCTGGAAATGCAGACAGAAAACGGTGATCAAAGACGTAAAGCTTATGATGTTTTCCCCCAATTAGTTATTCCCGACGAATTTATGCGTCGGGTAGTAGATAAATCTGAGTGGACATTAGTTGATCCTTATGAAATTCGGGCAAAACTAGGGATAGAATTAGCAGAATTATGGGGCGAAAAATTTGAAGATGCTTACAAATTAATTGAAGATAATCTAGGGACAGAAATTACTCTCTACAGAAAAGTTAACGCTAGGGAGTTATTTAAAGATGTTATGCGCTCTCAAATTGAGACAGGTATGCCCTATCTTGCCTTTAAAGATACCATTAACCGAGACAATCCCAATAAACACGATGGGTACATCCCTCAAGTTAATTTATGCTGTGAAAGCTTTTCTAATGTCACACCGGGTAAAACGGCCCATTGCTGTAATTTAGTTAGTCTTAATCTTGCTAACATTGACACTCCTACTAATTTATCAGAAATGTGTCATCTTGCTGTCAGGATGCTTGACAATACTATCGACCTCACTTGTCCCCCAATTGGCGAGGCTAAAGAACATAATGATAAATATCGAACGATTGGAGTTGGGGTTATGGGATTAGCTGATTGGTTAGCTAAACGTAAATTATCGTATAAATCTTTTTCATTTATCAACATTTTGTTTGAAAATATTAGCTATTTTTGTACTCAAGCTTCAATAGAATTAGCTAAAGAACGCGGACATTATCAAGCCTTTTCTAGCAGTGAATGGGATCAAGGTAAATTATTAGGGACTAAACCATTAGATTGGTTTAAGTCAAATTTTTACCATAAATCTCACCATTTTTATAAATGGCAACGACTAGCTTCCGATGTACAACGCTACGGGATTAGAAACTCCCATATTACCGCTATAGCCCCCAATACCACATCATCTTTAATTCAGGGTTGTACTGCCAGTGTTTTACCTGTCTTTAAGCGGGTATTTACAGAAAAGAACTCAAAGGGTGCTATCCCTAATTGCCCTCCTTTTATTAAGAAATTTTTTTGGTATTATCAAGAGAATCAAAATCTTGATCAAAAGATTGTCGTTCAGGCAGTTGCTGAAATGCAAAAATGGATTGATACAGGGATTTCTATGGAATTACTATTTAACCTTAATCAGGGTGTTTATTTTCCTGACGAACCTAACCGCGTATTAACAGTTAAAGAAATTTACGAGACTCTAGTTTTAGCGTGGGAATCAGAATGTAAAGCAGTCTATTATGTACGGACTGTTCAAAAGGATAATTTTAAAGATAGCTGTTCTAGTTGTGCTAATTAACCATGAATATCATTTTTTTTGTTATTTTATCAATACTCGAAAAAATAAATAATCATTATGGCAATAATAATTATTAACTTTCTAGCAACTATTGTATTAAGTATATTTTTACTTTATACTGCTTTAATTTTTGCTGTTGTCTTGTGTAGAGTGTTTTTTAGATTTAAGACTAATTTAATCTACACAGTTAAACAATTCAAATACTATTTAACAGATGAATATAATCGGATTAGTTCTTGTAAATATTATAATCCTGAAACCCATAAAGACTTTAATCTAAAATGTAGCGTAAATCCTTCTATTTCTTGTGTACAATGTAAAAACTGGGAGCTAAAGTAAAGTAAAACTATGTCATTGATCAGTCTTAGCAATAAAATGCCCATTTCCCCGATCTTCAATCTGTCGGGAGATGATGCAATCGAAAACCGTTCGATCTGGTTTGGTAACACCACCAACTTGATGCAATTAAATGATGTTCGCTATACTTGGGCGGTAGGTTTATATCAACAAATGCGCGAAAATTTCTGGATTCCGCAAAAAATAGATATTACTCAAGATATAACTGACTATAACAATTTAACTCTTGACGAAAGACGTGCCTATGATGGTATTTTGTCTTACCTAACTTTTCTTGATTCTGTACAAACCTGTAACATTCCTCACTTAAAAGGTAGCGTCACTGCACCAGAAATTAGTCTTTGTATGGCAGAACAAATCTCTCAAGAGGCTATGCACAATCAAAGTTATCAATACTTGATTGAAACTATTATTCCCTCAAACAAAAGGGCTGAAATTTATGATTTATGGCGCACTGATAAAGTTCTTAAGGATCGCTGTGAATTTATTGCTAGTTCTTATCAACAATATATTGACAGCCCAACACAGAGTAATTATTTTGGTTCTCTGTGTTCTAATTATATTCTAGAAGGACTGTATTTCTATAATGGGTTCCAGTATTTTTATAATTTAGCTTCTAGACATCTAATGGCTGGAAGTGCCGATATTTTTAGGATGATTAATCGAGATGAATTGAGTCATGTTCGTTTGTATCAAAAATTAATTATAGAAGCATTGCATCTATTTCCAAAAGAGTCAATTAAAGAAGGTATAGCAAGTTCTTTCTTGGAGGCTGTTAATCAAGAAATTAATTGGTCCAACCATATTATCGGTAATCGAATACTGGGCATTACTGAAGAAAGTATAGATCACTATACCAAATACCTTGCCAATATTCGACTAAAAGCCATCGGCTTAAATCCAATTTTTACCGAGGACAAATACAAAAAATCTCCTTATTCTCATTTAGAAAAATTCTCTGATACTCAAGGGGAAGGTCATACCAAATCAAACTTTTTTGAAGCTACTGTTACCAGCTATGTTATGTCTTCTGGATTGAGTGGATGGGATGATATTTAAGCATCAGAGACAAGCGGCGCTCGATTTTTAAAAGGGTGGTTTGTTGGCACAAGAGACTGCAAATCACGTAGATGCTTCCAAGCAAAATAGCCTTTAATGGCATCAAGTGCGCTGTAGGCAATCCATCAATCTTTGAAATTTTTGGCATCCGATTACTGTTCTTGATTTCCTTGATGGTGAGGGATAGAGTCGGGAAATCAGTGGCAAAATGTGGCACGCAACCCTGTCAATCAATCTTGCAAAAGCCTAAATAATTTAGCCGTATTGATAAATTCCATTATTTTTTATTGCCGGATCCGACTGCTGATAAATTCCATTGATTTTAATGAAAGGTACTGCAAGTTGATAAGCTCCATTGACCTTAACGTAACTTTGGGTAAATTGAATTAAATCAATAATGGGAATTTGTCCAATTTCTATTGTTGCGGGATCAAATAAACGCCGTGAAGCCATACGATTACTCCCCAAAAAAAAGAGAACCTGAAACAGACTGAGCGCCTGTCCCTGGACATAAAAAAATAGACAAACAAGCATTTGGGAAGATTTTGCAAAGGCTTCCAATAAATCCCCCAGTACTTACAGCGTCAATCGGCTGACTGAATGACACCGACATCATAGCCAAAGGCTTAAATAATGCCACCCCAAAATTACCAGCCGTGCCAGTGGTGGCTGATAAAGTTACCGACTTCACTTCCCGCACACCAGTATCTCCAGGAGCAAGAGGTATCAAATGTATTCTACCCGGGACTCGTTCAGATGTCGACGAACCAGAGAAAGACATCGGAGGGCTAATTTGCTCCGATATCCCATTTTGATTGATATAATTAATCGAAGATGTAGAAATTGTGCTTCCTGTAGTTGCCCAAGTAATTAAGCCAGCAAATACCCCTTCCCCATTTACATATCTTGTTAGGGGTGCTGATGGCAAATTTGTGGTTTGCTCTGTGGTCAAAATAGCATTTAGCCCGCCAGAAATATTAAGCAAATCTACCAGGATCAAAGTGTGTGTTCCTAGAGAATTAAATTCGCCTCCCAGCAACAACAACTCACTTGTGCCTAATAAATTATTATTTATCCCATGCAGGCTGGTATTATCTAGCGCAATACTTGAAGAAGGAATAGAAGCCGTAGTAGGAAAAAATCTGGAGATTAATATTAATTTAGCAGCCATTGTCTGCGTTGTTATATTAGCTTGAAAATTTTCTGCATTTCGCAAAGAGATTTGGCTAAGATAATCTTGATAATTATTAATAGGCATTTTTATTTCTCCACAAAAGCCAAGCATCCAAAAATTTCTGGGGCAGTTACCACTCCCGCTCGAAACATATAAGAAAGACAAGCATTCGGGTGGATCGCCGGGATGCCTGGCAACCCTGTCGTGTAATCGCGCCAACCCATCACCCCTGCCGAAGTCACGGGCTGCCAAGATATCGGCATCGCAAGGGTGATGCCAAAATTACCAGCCGTGCCAGTGCTGGCTGATAAAGCAATTTTTTCAATTGCTCTGATTCCGGTATCCCCTAAAGCTAAAGGAATTCTTTGTGTGCGAGTCGCTTCTCGAAATCCAGTTCCTCCGATATTAATGGATGATACTCTTCCTGGTACACCTGCTTGATTGGTGTAGGTCATAGTCAAGTTGGCACTGGTTGTGCCAACTTGACTATAGATTTCGTAAAAAGCAATATTTCTAAGTCCATTCGTATTTCGCGTCAGAGCGGTAGAACCTTGAATCGGCTGATCCGTGGTTATTGCAGCGCTCAATCCTCCTATATGAAACAAGCGATCATACAGAAGATAAATTCCAGCAACAGTAGAGGTAATTCCAGCCTGAATTAAAAATTTTTCCTGCGAATTGCTAGGAGCAAGAAAAGGCATCGATCCAATCATCGATCGGACTGGAATTTCGGCAATTGTGGGAATAGCCCCACCACTCGGAAGGCCGTCGTATTGCCACAAAGAATGATCTCTCCCGGCGACTGGTACTGCGGCACTGGCTCCCCCGATTCGTGGAACTTTATGAAAAAAAAGATTATCGGGATTGCCATTGTTGCCCCCCGATTGCCTATTAATTAAATCTGATAATCCACTTAAAGCGGCCATAATTCTCTCGCAGATACAAACGCGTGAACTTCGACTATAAAAGTTGATAAATTCAAGAAATTAACTGGACTGGCTACGATTAGCCTTGAATCTGGTAAAAATTGAGGCAAAATCTCAACACCTTCATCTTTATACCATTTGCAATGCCAGTCGCCCGCATCGGATTGAAAAGTGTAAGATTCTACTGTTTCTATGATTTTCATAATTTTTATCGAAGGGATTAAGTTAGGTGGAAATTTGAAAATACAGGGATCCGTCCGGATATCCATCGCTATTATTAGGAGCCGCAGTTCCGTAGGTAATAATTGGAATGGTTGGTTTCCCGGAAATATTAGCCCAAGTCATGTAATTTGATACCCATCGGGATGTAGCAATGCTATCTAAGGTGTCAATTGGTCCGAGATACTCTTTCATGCACTAAGCTAATAATTTGGCTACAAAACCATTTACGGAGGGTACTGCTGTAGAAGCAAAAGTTAAACGAATTGAAGTATTACTTAATCGTTCCGTAAAAACTCCTACAGTATCCCTATTACCGCTATTGCGAATTACTTCTACGCTGGGATTAGTATCAGTCAAGGTGTGCGTGATCACAAACACCGTATTAGTGCCATCTCCAAAAGGATTAGTAGTTACTGATCGCCGCTTGCCAGACCAACTGGCAAGCAAGGAAGGTGTGACATATTTGGCTGTGTCTGTTCCCGCTTCTAGTTCGGCTAAAGTAGCTCGCTGTACTTTTCCCGACGTGGTTTCACTTGCGTCAGGAACTCCGGCCCCATGAACTTGCCAGATTATAGGAGAAGTTCCCAAAGTCACGGATTGAGTAATCTGCCTGTAAGTCACTCCGTCATCAGTATTTCCAGTACCAGAAGCTACGGTAACAATAGCGTTTCTCAGTTCGGCTCCTGTACTAGCGTCAGCAGTGCGGGTAGCCGGAACAGAAGCTCCGTTCCAATTGTATAACCCGTTCTCTGTATTATTAGTTTGATTTGCGGCAATAAAGCGAGAGTTGGCTAGAGTCATCGTGACCCCACCAATTACTGACCCAGGGGCATTTAAATTGATATTTGATGGGGCAGAAGCGAATACTGCATCTTTGTAGTCAAATCCTTCCAGGAGAGCATTTAAAGTGCCAAAATTGACCAAATCGCTAGGATTTTCTGGGGCAACAGAAGCCCGAATTTTTCCTTTAAATTCAGTGTCAGACCAAAATTCGATGAATGTCATGATTTTTACCTCGATAAAATTGCATAACCACTAAAGGGACTACT